CCGGAACTGGTGGTGAACCAGGAAAAGGACGTACTCCCGTCGGATTACGATGTTCAAGTTTTATACTACATAGATTTTCGTAGAAAAATCAGTGTGAGCCTTCCTGAGAGCTCAGATCCAGGCCATGCAGCACAATATTTGGAGTTTAGGCTGCAGACTCGTGGGTTTCGTTATTTCACGTGATTATAGTGGGGGACTTCTAAAGGTAACACTATAACAGTAATCATTATTAGATCGCAATATTAATAACAACGATGGCAGATTTTAAAAGTAAACGTGATAGACAAAAGTTACGAGACAACAAGGAAGATAGACTTGAAAGTGAGCAAGTCAATTTGGAAGACCTCAATCATAGAATACGAGCAGTAAAACTCGAGGTCTTATCAATATATGAAAACAAGTGGAGAAACATAGTTACGGATAAAGGAAAGATATCTCTAACTAAGGTAGTATCGCTGAATGATCAGCTAGCAGCGATGGACAAGTTTTTTTACGATGCGGGGTACATGAGTTTACCCTTGCAGCGTGCTTATACTGAACAACAAAAGTATGACCACATTCGTTTTTATACAGTAAACCATTATCCTGTTTCCCTGTACGGTAAGGGACTGGGTCAATTCGACGGAGAAGAAGACCCTCTAAGGGTATTATTGGTTAAGATTTATCTATTGAGATACCCTCAAGCTTATTTGAGTCAGTATTGGCTTAAATTCTATTGTCAAGTTAAGCGTGAGAAACATAAGGTCCAAAAACAATCTACTATGGTTGAGGGTGAGTCTTATTGGAGTAGAGCAAAGAATTTGGCTCTGAGATGTAGACAAACAGCAGCTGAAGGTATGGAGATGGTCACCAGTACCGTGAGAGCTATGTGGAACACAGTTAGCAATGTCTTGTCTAAGTTTGTTGCAGGCAAACTTTTGAGATTGATAGTTGCTATTGTGGTAGGCGGCTTAATATTAAAGTTTATGGGTTTTTGGCTAGCCACCACCGTTTTTCCTTGCTTGCTTCAAGGAAAGAGTGTCTCCACAGCCATTGAACAAGACGTTGTTAAACAAGGTACTGAGTCTAATAATCCAGTTGGCATGGTAGGTAAAGTTATTGCCACTGTCATTGATCCGGTATTGAATTTTGACATTGAAGCCTTTGTTAATAAGTTTGGTAGACTCACATCGTCCATTAATTCTATTAGCAAATTTCTAAATAATGTTTGGGGCTATCTTGTACCTATGATGGACCATATTTATGCAGGGTTTAACAATGGAATTCCCTACACTTCTGAAGGCCAACTCAAGAGAGAAATCGATATACAGAAGCAACTTATTGATGCAGCTGTTCCACGCATGGCAACTTCCCCTGATAGTTGTGGGATAATACTTGAGGCACATAAGACCATAACCGATAGAATAACATATGAAATTCGTCAAGCATACCCTAGCGTTAGTAAAGCATATATGGACTACATGTTAAATTACAAGAAGCACGTAACTACTGCTGAACAAAAGATGAAGATGGCCTGCTCACGTTTAGAACCTGTTTGGATAAATTTTGTAGGCGATGCAGGTATTGGTAAAACTTTTTTAACCAATGCAGTTGTGAAGGATTTGTACAAGTTGATATACAGTGAGTATCCAGAGAGTGTTGAAGCAAATATCTACTCTAAAGCTGACCCTAAATTTTATCCTTTGTATGATGGCCAATTTTGCATGGTTTTTGATGATCTTTTACAACAAGGAGACGTGCGTGACCGTATGGAACAAGCCTGTGAATTGATACATATGTGCAACTCAGCTCCAATGCCATTACCACAAGCTGATGTTGATTCCAAGGGAACTGTACACTTCAAGTCCCTCGTTATATTATCCACGATGAATTATAGTAAAAGACCATTATCTTATTATCCCAGTAATCTTGGTATCACCGATCCCAACGCTCTGATGAGAAGAATGTCGCTCAATCTTTTTGTCACTCGCGATACAAACGTTGAAGGAACAGCCGCCTACACCTTTAAGAGTATCCTTTCAAATGTTACTACGGGGAAAACTATGACCTATGCGGAAATGTTAACACTAGCCAATGCCAAACATTTGGAGAGGCAGGAGGATAAGTTAAGTAGAGAGAGGATGCAGAAAAATAGTGTAAATGACGTTGCAGATATAGGAAAAATGAGTGAAAATAGGTACAATGAACTCATGGATGAAACTGAATTCATAAAGCAACCTCGTAAAACAGATGCTAAAGCCGTTTTGAGTCACACAAGAGTGGTAGCGCGAGCCGTAGATAAACAGAGTGGTTTTGGAGAAGATATGGACTTGCATTATGAGAGCTCATGTTCGGATGATGAAGATAACAAACCTTCTAAACCTGATAAAAGTATAATTGCAGAGGTCTTCAATGAAGCTAAGAGTAAGAGTAAGACCATACTCGGGGCTGAGAAAGTTAAGAGCTATAATGAGAGGATGGAAGAACCTATTGATTGGGCAGAAGAAGAAGGCGACACTCCAGGAGAAGATATGCTTAACAGGCTTAGTGAAACTTACACCAGAATGGGAGATCTTGTCTTCCAAAAATCTGCTGAGATTAGAAAGCAGGCAATGCAGAGTCCTTTGCTGAAACATTGGGCCATTAGGTGGCAAGTTTTGTCGGAAAAAGAGGGTCTTCAGGCAGACATGGCTAAAATCAAGAATTGGATGAACCTGATCATGCAAGGTAGTGAGATTGACAAAGAGAGGGATATGATATTTGTGTTGAAAACCACCGGTCTCCCATGGATGGTGGATGTTAAGTACAGAGAATTTCTGAACAATCCTGTGTTATATGCCCAAAGATATCCCAAAGCAGAAGGAGCACGAGATGTTTACATGCGACACCATGATGCGGTCGGGTTTTTGGTACCGGCTAAAACCTTTATGTATAATGGGTGTTTGGACAGGAAGTCTATTGAAGAGATGTACACCATGTTTTCAGACAATAGGGATTTAACCGCTAGAGAGTTCTTTGAGCAATATCCTACTTACAACAATTTGTTCTGTACAGAGAGGAACAAGTTTGCCGCTATGGTGGGAGAAATGTGTGTCATGATAGCAGTAGGTAAATTAGTTAGGATTGGAAAGAATACTCTTGTAAATCAGATTGTTCAACTGTTGGACCTTCGTATACTTGTTTTTAGGAAGAACATGATTACGACAGCTAGGATGTGGATAGCAAATAGGAATTGTGAATTATCCTTGCTGGCATCACCTCATTATTTGGACGCTAGCATATTGAGATTCACTTCCGCGTTGCGCCACATACCATTATTGACGCACAACACTATGACCGAAATCATGCGTAAAGATAAGTCGATGGCAGAGAAAATCACCACGTACTTTAGTGCCAAGGCCACTTATTCTTTTGAACAAGTAGATGAGTTTCCGACATCTTGCATTCCGCCCAAAGAACTCATAGATCAAGGATTACTGTTGTTTGAGGATTCCGTTATGAAAGCTAAAAGATTGAGAGCCGAAAATTACGATCAGTGGTTTCGATTGATGGGAGGATTAGCCATAGCCACAACAATAATAGTAGCATGCATAACAGTGGCCAAGGCAATTATGAGATCGTATGGTCATAAGGAATCAATAATACATCAATCTTTTGACCCTAAAACCGAGAGGAAGGCTAAGAAGGGGGCAATAAGATTGGCAAAGCGTGCACGGAAAGTTCCTACCAAAGCCACAATTAGAACAGAGGGTGTGGTTAAACAATCGGGAAAAATATCCATAGTTCCAAAAGTCATTCGCAATACAGAATTGATGTTGTTTCACGGTGATCGCGAGCAGCAGGCCTATGCGTTTTTTATAACACCATACACATTTGCCACAGTTAGCCATGTTTTTACACAAGATAACATCAAGAAGATAGAATTTTGCTTTCCTCAAACTGAAGGGGGAGGATCCATCACAGTACACCGGGGAGATTACGATGTTAAATTGCATATAGATAGAGAGTTGGCCATAGTGACGATTAAACCAGGTATGGTTCCAGCACACCAAACGTTGATTCGCCACATTCCCCCGAGGTCAGAGCATCTACGTGAAATTCCTGATGTAGTTTTGGTCGAACATGAAGTTACAGGACACTTTATATTGAGAGCGGCAGGGATGGCTGCAGTCACAACGGCCAAATTTGCTGTTGGTGGTCAAGCCAAAAATGTTTACAGAGTTCCTTTGATCACAGAAGAAGGAGACTGTGGACTTCCTTATATGTCGCTTAACGATCACGATAATTATCCAATTAAAGGTGTTCATATGGGATTCAATGGTACACACGCGTACTTCACACCTTTGTACAAAGAAGATTTTGAAGTGAGCGTCCAAGAGCCGATGGAGGTACAGAGTCTGCTAGCAGATGGAGTTCGTTTGACTCGAGACAAGGAAGTTATCATCCCAGGTTTGAAGTTTATAGGAAATTTACGAAAGGATGATGGCACTCCTCGCGTAAGTTATGGAAGTGTTTCAGATCCCTATCAACCTACAGGTCTCAAGCTTGATAAGCCCACTAAAGTTCCAGTTAAAATTAAGAAGACCATAGACAGTGAGGGTACAGTACATGTTCCATTCGTCAATGCTATTAAGCAATATTCGATGGAATCAAGAGATGTTGATTATTCTACCAATTATATTAAGATGGAAGACTTTAAAGGTTTAGGCCCTGTAGATTTTGGTGATTATCAACCTTTAACGGAACACGAGGTCGTTAATGGCACCATCTTTCCAGAGATGGGACCAATGGATTTGACAACATCTCCGGGTCCAGGATTTGAGGGTGAAGATTTGCATGATATGTTTCCTGGAGAAGATGGTAATCGTAGATATTCGGACAAAGTTAGGAAAATGGTCGAGAGACATGAGGAATATTTGCAACACGACCTACCTTTGCCATCGATAGGAGTGGGCGCCCTTAAAATGGAACTCAAAACTCAGGAAAAACAGTACGTCCCGCGTATTTATAATAATATGACCAAACCCAATAT